GAGATCAACAAGCGTAAGCGTAAAGAATTAAGATTTTACTTAGGCAGGTAGATTGCTGTTAGGTACCAAGTTATCTATCTGTTCACGTTATCAATGTTCAGGAGCGCCAGACGAAGAAAGACATCCTGACGCATAACAGATCTTGGCAGGTCAATTGCAAGAAAAAGATTCTTAATTGAACATTTATTTGACAATCGCAATGATTAAGCCCGACTATAATCTTAAAAATAATCGGGCTCTGAAAGGTTAATTTATGTCAACAATTAATCCACCAGGTAGCATTGGGGTCAACGATGCTAGCCTCCTGAATACCTTCAATAAGGCCGAGAGTTGCTGCTCTCTCAGGATTAAGAATGGAAGAAGTTCTGATCAGCTCACGCCAGTCAGTGAATTGTCCAGCGGAAACAGTTTCCTCGTTAAAGATAGAAACGAGGCGGTCAAGGTCGTGATCTAAACTAGATACCCATTCGCGCATTCGTTCGTGATCGACACTTTGCATTCCGCCGAAGTTCCACTGAAAGGGATGCAACAAAAATCTTGCTCCATGATTAGCAAAGCGCTTTATACCAGCGAGGAAAATCGCATTAGCAATTGAATCTATATTGCTAATGTTGAAGCAATAAACTGGAATTGGAAGTGTTTTGATGAAATTGTAAGCGGTAAAGCCGGATGTTACGTCGCCGCCAGAGCTCGAAATGTGTAGGTTGATTCGGGTTGCCCCTTGAGCTATTGCTGACAAAATGTTGTTTTGAAGCAAGCTTACTGTGCTTGGATTGACTGGGCATAAAAAATGAACAGTATGAATCATAGAATTTTCCAGAGGTTATCCCGGATTGGGCAAATCTGTTATTGGTGCGAAAATTCCTAATTCAACATGAAATATTTTCAAGAAGCATAAGCCGCCTCAGGGCGGTTTTTTATTGCCGGGAGAAAGCCAATGAACCAATAAAGCGGATAGGCCGGAAAGGCAATGCAGCAGTCATGATGCTGCCCCGAGTCGCGTAATGGCGAGCAGGTATAGCAGACCGTTGTGAGGGTAAGTAAGGGAACATGCTCCGGTAAAGCAGCGCGAACGCCAGACGCGCACCGGTTATAAGCGGCGATGAAGCGACAGCGTCTCAAGGGCATGAGCGTGGCCACTCCGGGTAGTGGCAGCCATTACAAAGCTCACCTGCTGGTGGGCTTGATAATGGTTATAGACTTATTCAGATGAATAAATCAGCTGATTATCTTGCGCAACTGGATTTCTTCCAACTCGTTAAGCCTGGCATACTCGCTTATTTGTTTAATAAGTGACTCTTTGTTATTAGACATCATGGATGAAACATAGCAGCCAGTTCTCCATTCGAAAAAGCTCACCAAAAATAAGGTTGATGCTGTAGAATACCGATAATGTATTGAGAGGTGATTGCAAATTTTTTTCGTTATCATGGAGTTAGTTTTTACTTAATGCAAATTACCGGGATTTATAATGCTTTATTGATATGAGATATATGGGTACTTAACTGTTGCTAAGAGAGAATTTAGCGCTACTAAAAATAGTAGGAATAATCTTACGTTGTTGATGCTGTTGGCACAATATGGATAATAACTTTGCCTAAACAATACAATAGCAACCGATGAAAATTCACTCTCTTACAATCGCTTTGCTGGCGACGATTTCTTCTCCATCCTACGCAGCGTTTCAGGAAAGAGAATACAATACCTGGTATCAAAAAGATGCTGTACTCTACGACATTACCCAGACCTCAGAGGGGTTGCCTGTCATGATAAGTATCTCTCAACCGGGGAGGGAGTCAGCTAATATGCTCGTATCCTATATGTCCGATGGTGGTTGTGGCGATAGGAAGATGCGGCTTAATGCTAACGGGAAGGATGTGCCTGCGACTTACACCTGTGTATCAGTCGGAGCTAACAGGATTGAACACTTTGCAGTGAATGATGCAGGCAAGGTCAACGAGATGGTTAACTATCTCAAGTCAGATTTCACTTTGTTGCTTCAAAACGATATCAAAGTCTGGGCTGCGAATATAAAGACGCCGAAATATGGTATAGCACCAAAATTTTAAATCTCAAAATTTAACCGCCTGAGGGCGGTTTTTTATTGCCATTAAAATGGGGAGGCTCATCGAAATTGCAATATTCCCTACAGCGGATAACTTGCCTAAGATCCCTTGTAGGGGATGAAATAACAATCAAGCCACTGGCGTCCGCTGGTGGTTTTTTTATGCGCATCGCACGCGCAGATCAAAGAAAGTCTTTCAGCTGTGAGCCTGGGCAAACCGTTAACTTTCGGCGGCTTTGCCGTGCGACAGGCTCACGCCTAAAAGGAAATCACTCATGAAATATTTATCGTTGCAACAGGTTATAGAACGCTTTGTTCATTGGGTACGTTCGGAAAAGCCAAAAGGCTGGCGAATCGAAAAAGACGGACAATCCATATCGTCTTCTAACTTTAACGCGAAGATGAACATCGACGATAAGCAGAAGGCGCTTGCAGACCAATCACAATTTTCGGGTGAGAAAATCATTGCTGATGCCCTCGACGATGCTCTGGCTCGACATTATGGGCGGTTTAACGATACAGAACGTGAAAAAGTAGCGGTTGTTTTCATGGACGGTCGCTGGGTCGCTATTAATGGGGATTTTACTCCTGACGAAGTCCGTGATGCCGTTGAATACATTAAGCGCCTCAGGAAGCAGAAAGCCGACGAAAAGGCGATGGCTGAATCATCACCATATTTCGTGAAGGGCGGACAGGTATTTATCAAGGATGCAGTTATCCAGAAAGTTCAGTTGAGCCGTACTGAAACGGACCCGCGAAAAGGGTATGCCATCAATGTTGGCATTGGTCCCGAAATTAAGACCAGCGTGAAGCTATCCCCTGAAATGGAAAAAGCGATTTCAGATGTTGTATCTGCGGAACTGAAAAAGAATCTTCAGCCGGGCGGCACGATCTGGTCAGCGCTGTCGCGATGAATGGACGTTTAGACGTCCAAATGGATGCGAATCAAGTTGCAATCGCTCAAATGTTAATCATTATCATTCGTGGGTCCTCCCGGCAGGGTGGCCTGCCACGGGGCGGCTGGCGCGCGGAAAACGGCTAGTTTTTGCGATCTAGGGTCATCATCATCATTTATGCAGGTCTTTGATTTGTTTAAAGGCCGTTTTCGCAAGATGTCGAATCGTTTAAAAAGTGTTCACCATCATGGACCAGGAAATCGCCGCATTAAAACTGAATATCAACCAGCTTGCCGGGATAACCGGCGTACACCGTCAGACGGTTGCCGCGAGGTTGAAAAATGTCGAACCTGCGCCAGGCAGCAACAGCAAATTAAAGCTCTATCTGGTTACAGACATTCTGACCGAACTGATGATCCCCACCGTATCGACGAATATCGACGATATGGATCCATCCGACAGGCTCGCTCACTGGAAAGCAGAGAACGAGAGGCTGAAGTTTGAACAAGATACGGGGCAGTTAATACCCGCTGATGAAGTGGCGCGTGAATTCTCATTGATGGCGAAAGCCGTCGTCATGGTACTTGAAACTCTCCCTGACATACTCGAACGCGACTGCGCATTAACGCCGACTGCGGTTTCCCGCGTACAAAACGTTATCGATGACCTGCGCGACCAGATGGCGGAGAGGGTGAAGGACGCTGAAACAGAGGAGGAAGAGCCAGAGGAGGACTGATGGCAAAGCGGGCATCCGCCAGGGGCATCCGCCGCGATGTTTCCGGTATTTTACGTGCCCCGCGTCGTATGCCGGTGGCCGATGCGGTCGGTACATATATGCGCGTGCCAATGGGGGCAGGAAACTCCGTTCCATGGGACCCGGATCTTGCACCTTATGTGATTGAGCCGATGAATTGCCTGGCCTCGCGTGAATACGATGCGGTTGTGTTTGTTGGCCCGGCGCGAACGGGTAAAACCATCGGGCTGATTGACGGATGGATTGTCTATAACATCGTCTGCGATCCGGCAGATATGCTCGTCATTCAGATATCAGAGGAAAAGGCGCGCGAACATTCAAAAAAACGTCTGGACCGTACTTTTCGCTGCAGCCCTGAAGTTAAAAACCGGTTAAGTCCGAGGCGTAACGATAATAACGTCTACGATCGTACATTCCGCGCCGGTAACTATCTGAAGCTCGGCTGGCCATCCGTCAATATTATGTCGTCCTCTGACTATAAAAGTGTGGCGCTGACGGATTACGACCGCTTTCCTGAAGATATCGACGGGGAGGGCGACGCTTTTTCACTGGCGTCGAAACGTACCACGACATTTATGTCCTCCGGGATGACGCTGGTTGAGAGTTCACCCGGCAGGGATATCAGAGACACAAAATGGCGGCGAACCACGCCTCATGAAGCCCCTCCAACTACCGGAATTTTATCACTCTATAACCGTGGCGACCGCCGCCGCCTTTACTGGCCATGCCCGCATTGTGGGGAATATTTCCAGCCGGAAATGGACAATATGACCGGGTACCGCGACAGCAGCGATCCCGTGCTGGCCAGTGAAGCCGCGTTTCTACAGTGCCCGGCCTGTAAAGGCAGGATCACACCGGACATGAAGCGTGCGCTGAACATGAAATGTGTCTGGCTGAGGGATGGGCAGAGTATCGACCGTAAAGGTCAGGTAAGTGGTGATGGCCGTCGTTCCCGTATTGCCTCCTTCTGGATGGAAGGTCCGGCAGCTGCATACCAGACCTGGGCGCAGCTTATTTATAAGTACCTGACCGCCGAGCAGGAATACGAATCCACGCGCAGCGAAGAAACCCTGAAAACGGTGATCAACACCGATTTCGGCAGACCCTATCTGCCGCGGGCAAGCCTGGAGCAGCGTAAAAGTGAATTGCTCGAGCAGCGTGCCGAGGATGTTCCAAAACGTTCGGTACCGGACGGCGTGCAGTTTCTCACCGCGACCGTGGACGTGCAGGCCGGGCGCGACCGGCGATTTGTAGTGCAGGTTACGGGTTACGGAAGTATGGGTGAGCGCTGGATAGTTGACCGTTACAACATACGGTATTCGCTGCGCTGTGACGGCAACGGGGAAAGCATACAGGTTGATCCGGCAAGCTATCCGGAGGACTGGGATCTTTTGCTCACTGACGTCTTTGAGAAAACGTGGCCTCTGGCATCTGACCCGTCAAAGGGCATGCGGCTTATGTCGATGGCCGTGGACTCCGGGGGCGAGGACGGTGTGACGGATAATGCCTACAAGTTCTGGCGCAGATGCCGCCGGGAGGGGCTGGGTAAGCGTATCTATCTCTTCAAAGGTGACAGTGTTCGTCGCAGCAAACTTATCCAGCGAACGTTTCCCGACAACACCGGCAGATCAACACGCCGCGCACAGGCGACCGGGGATGTGCCTCTTTATCTTCTCCAGACCGATGCCCTTAAAGACCGGGTGAACAATGCGCTGTGGCGTGATTCACCCGGCCCTGGCTATGTGCATTTCCCCGCCTGGCTGGGCAGCTGGTTCTATGACGAACTGACATATGAGGAACGCTCGAATGAAGGGAAGTGGAGTAAGCCCGGCCGGGGCGCAAACGAAGCATTCGACCTGCTCGTTTATGCAGATGCGCTCGCCATCCTTAGTGGATACGAAAAAATTAAATGGCCGTCAGCTCCTGAGTGGGCACGGCGGGAAACGTGGATCGAGGACACGCAGACGGAAACTGGCGAAGTGCCATCCCCGTCGCTTGCGCCGAAATCTAAATCAAAACCAAAACGTGAGAAGCCCGTAACTGAACAGGCTAATCCGTGGTCTTCGTCAGGAGGTTGGGTGTGAGTCCAGCTGATATTCAAAACATGATCGACCGCTACGCTGCTGCAGAGCTGTCTGTTCTGGAAGGGAAATCAATCACTTTCAACGGGCAGCAGATGACGCTCGAAAACCTGTCGGAAATCAGAAAAGGCCGTCAGGAATGGGAGCGCCGACTGGCAACGCTCAATAACAAACGCCGCGGGCGACCCGGCTACAGGCTGGCGAGGTTTGGATGAGTCTTTTAGATGATGCGATTGGCCTGTTTTCTCCAGGCTGGAAAGCCTCACGCCTGCGTGCCCGTGCAGTCATTAAGGCGTATGAGGCAGTTAAGCAAACGCGTACCCACAAAGCCCAGAAGGAAAATCGCTCAGCTGATCAGCTCAGCCAGATGGGGGCAGTTTCACTGAGGCAGCAGGCGCGCTGGCTGGACAACAACCACGATCTGGTGATCGGCGTTTTCGACAAGCTGGAAGAAAGAGTGGTGGGTGCGAAGGGCATCATAGTTGAACCTCATCCGATGCTGAGTAACGGGAAGATAGCCAAAAAGCTTGCCACTGATATCCGCAGAAAGTGGGGCGAATGGTCCGTAAGGCCCGATGTCACAACCCAGTTTACCCGGCCCATGCTTGAGCGTCTTATGCTGCGAACGTGGCTCAGGGACGGCGAGGTTTTTGCTCAGCTGGTTCGCGGTACCGGAAATGGGCTTCAGCCGGTCGCTGGTGTGCCGTTCTGGCTGGAAGCGCTGGAGCCTGATTTCGTACCGATGAACAGCGATGAAGCCACCCAGCTTAATCAGGGCGTTTTTGTCGATAACTGGGGACGGCCTAAAAAATATCAGGTCTATAAAAGTCTGCCGGTATCCGGGCGACAGTTCGATACGAAAGAGATAGATGCTGAGAACATGCTCCATCTCAAATTCACCCGCCGCCTGCACCAGACCCGCGGAACGTCTCTTTTGTCTGGCGTCCTGATGCGCCTGAGCGCGCTGAAAGAATACGAGGACTCGGAGCTTACTGCAGCAAGAATTGCTGCGGCACTCGGCATGTACATCAAAAAAGGCGACGGACAGAGTTTCGATTCAGATTCCAGCAGCGATGACCGCGAGCTGATGATTCAGCCCGGTATGCTCTATGACGAACTGCAGGCCGGGGAAGAAATCGGGATGATTAAATCCGATCGCCCGAACCCTAACCTCGAATCGTTTCGTAACGGACAGCTGCGTGCCGTGTCCGCCGGCAGTCGCCTCAGCTTTTCCAGCACATCCAGAAACTACAACGGAACGTACAGTGCCCAGCGGCAGGAGCTTGTCGAGTCAACCGACGGATATCTGATTCTTCAGGACTGGTTCATCGGTTCAGTGACCCGGCCCATGTACCGGGCCTGGCTGAAGATGGCTATTGCTGCCGGAGAAATCAAGCTGCCGAGAGGCATCGATATGGACTCGCTTTATAACGCGGTTTATTCGGGGCCCGTTATGCCGTGGATTGATCCCGTTAAAGAAGCGAATGCCTGGAAAACGCAGATCCGCGGCGGTGCTGCTACTGAATCCGACTGGATACGTGCCAGCGGTCGCAACCCGGATGATGTTAAGTCACGCCGTAAAGCGGAGGTTGACGAGAACCGTGAACAGGGCCTGGTGTTTGACACCGACCCCGCCAATGATAAAGGAGGCACCAGTGCCGAAGCCAAAGAACCGGGCGCGCCACCGTCCGAAAGCCAGCGCAAAAAGTAATTCGTGGTTCCGCATGCAGGCCAGCAATAACAGCGAGGCCGTCATTTTTATCTATGACGAAATCGGGTACTGGGGCGTAACGGCGAAACAGTTCGTCAATGATCTCCGGGCACTTGGGGACGTCACCCACATCAACCTTTATATCAACTCGCCAGGTGGTGATGTCTTCGACGGTATTGCTATTTATAACGCGCTGAAGCACCACGGCGCGGCGATTACCGTGCATATCGACGGTCTCGCGGCCTCCATGGCCTCGGTGATTGCGATGGTAGGCAATCCGGTCATCATGCCTGAAAACACGATGATGATGATCCATAAGCCCTGGGGGTTTGCTGGTGGTGACGCGAGCGATATGCGCGACTATGCGGATCTTCTCGACAAGGTTGAATCCGTTCTTATCCCGGCTTACGCGCAGAAAACCGGAAAATCCACCGAAGAAATTGCGGCAATGCTGGAGGACGAAACCTGGATGAACGGCAGCGAGTGCCTTGAACTGGGTTTTGCCGACCAGGTGACACCATCCCTTCAGGCTATGGCCTGTATTCATTCAAAACGTATTGAGGAATTTGAAAAAATGCCAAAAAGCATTCGCAACATGATCACCCCGCCGCGCAACACTACCCAGCGTGACCCGGTTATTACCCAGCCTCAGGCACCGCAGGCAAAAACAGACCCGGCACCGGATGAAAATGTGATCCGCGCGCAGGTGTTGGCTGAGCAGAAAGCCCGTGTTAACGCTATCGGCGATCTCTTTGCCATGTTCGGCAATAAGCACATGGAACTGCAGAATCAGTGTGTGGCCGACCCTGATTGTTCCGTCGATAAGGCGAAAGATTTGCTGCTGGCAGAACTCGGTAAAACGGCCACGCCGTCCAATAAAACCACCCAGCCGCATATTCATGCAGGCAATGGTAACTTCGTCGCGGATGGTATTCGCCAGGCACTGATGGCGCGTGCCGGGTTCGAAGGTCAGGAGCGGGATAACGTTTATAACGGTATGACGCTGCGCGAGTATGCGCGCATGGCCCTGACAGAAAAAGGTATCGGTGTATCCAGCTACAATCCGATGCAGATGGTTGGCCTGGCGCTGACGCACAGCACCTCTGACTTTGGCAATATTCTGCTCGATGTGGCGAACAAAGCGCTGCTTCAGGGCTGGGAAGAATCCCAGGAAACTTTCGAACTGTGGACCAAAAAAGGCCAGCTGTCAGACTTCAAAACGGCGCATCGTGTCGGTATGGGTGGTTTCCCTTCTCTGCGACAGGTTCGCGAGGGGGCGGAGTACAAGTACGTCACTACCAGTGATAAAGGCGAAACCATCGCGCTTGCCACTTATGGTGAAATTTTCTCTGTAACCCGCCAGGCGATCATTAACGACGATCTGAACCAGCTCACCGACGTGCCGATGAAGATGGGGCGCGCGGCGAAAGCAACGATTGGCGATCTGGTTTACGCCATCCTGACCAAAAACCCGAAGCTCTCCGACGGCAAGGCGCTGTTCCATGCCGATCACAAGAACCTGAGCGCGGGCGCAATTTCTGTGGCCAGCTTGGACGAAGCGCGCAAGCTGATGCGCCTGCAGAAGGAAGGTGAGCGTACCCTGAATATCCGTCCGGCCTTCATGCTGGTACCTGTAGCTCTGGAAACCCTGGCGAATCAGACCATCAAGTCGGCCAGTGTTAAAGGTGCTGATATTAATGCCGGCATCGTTAACCCGATCCAGAACTTTGCAGAGGTCATCGCTGAACCGCGTCTGGATGAAGCGGATGCGAAAGCCTGGTATCTGGCCGCCGCGAAGGGCACCGATACCATCGAGGTCGCTTATCTCAACGGCGTCGATACGCCTTACATCGATCAGCAGGAAGGCTTCACCACTGATGGTATTGCCACGAAAGTGCGTATTGATGCCGGTGTGGCGCCGCTGGACTACCGCGGTATGACCAAATCCACTGGTCAGTAAAAACAGTCCTGACAAACAGATGCCCGTAAGGGCTTTTTTTATACCTGAAACCAGCCCCGCAAGGGGCTGAATGGAGAAGTTATGGCTAAGAACTATGCGCAGGACGGGAAAACGATCCCGCTGGTAAACAGTGGTGCAACCGATATTCTGAGCGGCGACCCGGTTGTTGTTGGAAAACTTATCGCAGTGGCGATTACCAATATTCCGGCAGGCGACACCGGGGACGGTTTTGCTGAAGGTGTATTCCTTCTGCCAAAAGTTTCCGCCGACGCGGTGACTGCCGGGGCGCAGGTGTATCTCAAGGACGGAAAAATCCAGACCGATGAAACGGATGCCGTTGCCGCAGGCATCGCCTGGGAAGATGCACCGGCAAACACCACCGTTGTTGAAGTGAAGATTAATGTCTAATCCCTTTGACCGGATGGCGGCACGCATGGACGCGGCCACCATAAAAAAGATGGGGAAAACGGCTCTGATTAACGGAATCACATACGACGTAATCTCTGCTGAGTTGCTTGAAGAGATGGGGCCGTTATCAGGGAATTTAAGGTCTCTGGTGGTATTCAGTGGAGAATATACCCCGCGGCGAAACGATGAAGTGGTCTGGGAAGGCAAAAACTGGACAGTCACACGTCACGAACTGTTTAACGGGAAACCTCGTATCTTCATTGAGTAGGAGGGGCTATGTCGATCAAAGGGCTCGAGCAGGCTATCGCAAACCTCAACAGCATCAGCAAAACGGCCGTTCCACGTGCCTCTGCCCAGTCGGTTAACCGTATTGCCGGGCAGGCCATCAACCGAAGCGTTTCTGTCGTTTCGAAATCGACTCGAGTACCTCGAAAACTGGTTAAGCAACGTGCCCGGTTACGGCGGGCTACCGTCAGTAAACCACGCGCACTTATTCGGGTGAACCGGGGAAATCTCCCCGCCATAAAACTCGGTCCCGCCAGTGTTCGTCTGTCCCGCAGAAAACGGGATAAGTCGGGTGCAAACAGTGTGCTCAGAATAGGCCCGTTTCGTTTTCCAGGCGCTTTTATCCAGCAACTGGCAAACGGTCGATGGCATGTGCTGCGACGCACCACAAAGAACCGCTACCCCATTGAAGTGGTCAGCATTCCCCTGGCTGTTCCCCTTACAGAGGCCTTCCGTGGGGAGTTGCCCCGCCTGATGGACGAAAACATGCCAGCAGTTATGCGCCAGAATCTGCAAAACCAACTGAGGTTGATACTCAAACGATGAAACACCCGCAGATACGCGCCGCCGTTCTGACGGCCCTGAAACGCAGTATTACAGAGCAAATAACCTGGTTCGACGGCCGTCCGGGATTTCTGGAAGAAGAAGATCTGCCTGCTGTAGCCGTCTATCTGACAGACGCGAGAGCTTCAGAAGATAGCGTGGATGAAGATATGTGGACTGCACTGCTGCATATCGAGGTCTTTTTGAAGGCAAAAGAGACCGATTCCGCTCTGGATGCCTGGATGGAAGAAAAAGTGTACCCCGCTCTGGCTGATATCCCAGAATTGCTGCCCCTGATCGAACTGATGAATGCAAATGGCTATGACTATCAGCGAGATGAGGAAGTGATGATGTGGGGATCAGCCGATCTCAGTTATTCAATCAGCTATGTAATGTGAGGATCCTATGACCACACCAAACCCGCTGGCGCCAACAAAAGGTGCCGGTACCACTCTCTGGGTTTACACCGGAACCGGTGACCCCTATGCCAATCCGCTTTCAGACGTTGACTGGTTGCGCCTCGCAAAGATTAAAGACCTGCAGCCCGGTGAACTGACGGCTGAATCTGAAGATGACACCTACATCGATGATGAGAATGCCGACTGGACATCAACGATGCAGGGGCAGAAATCAGCCGGTGAAACCAACCTGACGCTCGCGTGGATGCCTGGAGATTCCGGTCAGCAGGACCTGGTGAACTGGTTCGATGAGGGCACCGTGAGGGGATATAAAATCAAATACCCTAATGGGGTTGTTGACGTCTTTAAGGGCTGGGTGAGCAGTCTCGGCAAGACTATCTCGTCAAAAGAGGTCATGACCCGCACGGCCAAAATCACCAACAACGGCAAACCATCGCTGGCAGAGGACAGCGGTACCGCGCCGATTGCTGTCACGGGGATCAGTCTGGATAAATCTACTGCAGCTGTCGCGGTCGCAGCCACAACGCAACTGGTGGTTTCTGTCCTGCCGGCCAGTGCGTCAGATAAATCCTTCCGCGTAGCCAGCTCTGATCCTTCAAAAGCAACGGTCACCGTTAACGGCAATACCCTGACTGTCACCGGCGTGGCGGCGGGCACCGTAGAAATCATCGTTATGAGCAATGACGGTAACTTTGTGGCGATCTGCAAAGTCACTGTTTCCTGATAACCGGGGCGTGAGCCCCGTTCCGACCCGGAGTAATTATGTTTCTCAAGAGCGAACTGCTGGAAAGTAACGGCAGCAGCGTCACATTGTTCCAGCTTTCGGCTCTTCAGCGTATTGAATACCTCGAATACCTGAAGCAGCTGGAGGCAGTTGAAGCCGGCGATTTCCAGGCGGCCATCACCCTCACCGTAAAAAGTGGGGCGTTCCTTGTGGCGATGTCACTCTGGCACGGCCACGAACTGAAAGGCTCCCAGGGAGAAAATGCGGCGGCAGAAGTGGCAAAGATTCAGGATGAGGTCATGCAGTCATGGCCGACCGAACTGGTTGCCGAAGCGGAATATAAGGTGAAACTCCTGTCCGGGATGATTGCGCCGGTAACTGATGACCAGGCAGCAACCGGCGAAGAAGGTAATGAACCCGCTGAACCCGTTACTGCGGAAAAGTCCTCGCCAGTGAGCTGAAATTTGCCATGAAACTGGCGCGTGAGTTCGGTCGCCCGGACTGGCGTGCCATGCTTGCTGGCATGTCCTCAACGGAGTACGGCGACTGGAAAATCTTCTATCAGGACAATTACTTTCATGATGCGCAGCTGGACGCTCACTTCTCCGGCTTGCTCTACACCATCTCAACCCTGTTTTTTGCCGATCCGGAGTTAACCCCGGACAGTTTCAGCATTCTTAATACTGCACCGGAACCCATCGACATTGATGAACCGGATGACAATACGCTGATGGCGAAGGCTGCAGGTATTTCAGGAGGCGTGCGCTATGGCCCAGACGGCAGTCGGTGATCTGGTCGTAAACCTTGACGTTAACTCAACGAAATTCAGCGAGCAGCTCAACTACGTCAAAAAAGAATTAAAACAGACCGGCAGTGCGGCAAACGACGAAGCGTTACGTATCCAGCAGTCCTTCAGCCGCCAGGAGAACGCCGCGCGTAAGGCCGGTATTTCAGTGGGTCAGTATAACGCAGCGATGCGTATGCTCCCGGCGCAGTTTACCGATGTGGCCACGCAGCTTGCGGGTGGGCAGAACCCCTGGCTGATTCTGCTTCAGCAGGGTGGTCAGGTTAAGGACTCCTTTGGCGGGATCATCCCGACATTCCGGGCGTTGATTGGGACGGTTTCCCCGTTGATGGTCGGCATTGGTGCATTGTCCGTTGCAACGGGCGCGTTGTTCTATGCCTGGTACCAGGGCTCTTCCACTCTGTCTGATTTCAACAAAACGCTGGTACTGTCGGGGAACACAGCCGGACTGACAGCTGACCGCATGCTGGCACTGGCGCGGAACGGGCAGGCTGCTGGACTGACCTTCAACCAGACCAGTGAAGCGCTGACCGAGCTTATCAACGCGGGTGTGCGTGCTGGCTCCCGCTTTGATGACATGAGCCAGGCGGTGGCGCGGTTTACCGATGCCTCCGGCGTGCCGGTGGAAAAGGTCGCAGCAGCCTATGGCAAGCTCGCAACTGACCCGACATCGGGCCTGATCGCGATGGCCCAGCAGTTCCATAACGTTACCGCTGAACAGATTGCCCATGTGGCGCAGCTGCAGCGTGCCGGTGATGAGGCTGGCGCACTGCAGGCGGCTAACGAGGCTGCTACAGCCGGATTCAACGATCAGACCAAAGCCATCCGCGACAATATGGGGACGATTGAATCTTCAGCGGACTCCCTGAAGCGTGCCTTCAAGTCGATGTGGGATGCAGCCCTCGATATTGGCCGACCTGACACCGCGCAGGAGATGGTGGCAAAAGCCGAAGCCGCGTTCAAAAAAGCCGATGAAATCTGGAACCTGCGTAAAGGTGACCGATATGTCAATGATGAGGCCCGCGCCCGATTCTGGAATGACCGCGAAACGGCCAGGCTGGCGCTGGACATGGCGCAGCAGCAGGCGGGAATTGCCAGGGCGAATGAAGAGAATGCTTCGCGCGAAGCGGCAGCGGAATCGGATCGCCAGAAGTATGCTGCGCAGGCTCAGGCAAACTATGCCAAAACGCAGACGGCACTGGAGAAATACACGGCCAGGCAGAGCGAGCTCAACAAGGCGCTGAAAGAGGGGCGGATCCTCCAGGCTGACTACAACATCAACCTGGCTGCCGCGAAAAAAGAGTACGAAGACACCCTTAAAAAGCCGAAGAAGACCCCGGCAATCAGAACCCCCGCAGGTGCCCGTGCCACCGATACGGCCAGCGCCCAGACGCTGGAGCTGCAGGCACAGCTGCGCACCCTGCAGGAGCATAAGAGCATCAATGACACCATCAGCCAGCAGCGTCAGGAGCTGTGGCATCAGCAGTCCCGCTTTACGGTTCTGGAAGAGGCCGCGAAGACCCGGACGCTTTCTGCTGAGGAAAAATCCCTGCTGGCCAGTAAAAGCGAGGTGCTTTCCCGGGCGGAGCTGAATGCGAAGCTTGGCGATCAGATAGTGGCGCAGGAGCGGCTTAATCGCCTGCAGGATACGTCCCAAAAATACGTCACGCAGATCGGCGAGAAAACCCGTGCCCTGGCGGAAAGTGCTGGTATGAGCAGTCGTGCAGCACAACGTCGCAATGAAGAGGCCCAGCTTCTTCAGGGCTGGAAAAATGGTGGCGGGTCTGAGAACGATGCCGGTTATCAGAATGAGCTGCAGGCGCTGCAGGCGTATTACGCCGAGCAGGATAAGCTTCGGGGTGACTGGCAGTCCGGGGCCAAATCCGCATGGGCAGATTATGTCGATTCTGCTTCAGATGCTTATGGCCAGATGAAGTCGTTTGCCACCAGTACGTTTGATGGCATCGGGCAGAATATGGCTGACATGCTGACGCGCGGAAAGGCTGACTGGGCTGACTTTACCCGATCCACGCTCTCCATGCTGACACAGATCCTGCTGAAACAGGCGATGGTAGGCCTGGCGGATTCAGCGACAACCGCGCTGGGATTTGCAGGTGGCGGTTATACCGGTTCAGGCGGGAAATATGAGCCTGCAGGTGTCGTTCACCGTGGTGAGTTTGTCTTCACCAAAGAGGCTACCAGCCGGATCGGCGTTGGCAACCTTTACCGGATGATGAAAGGGTACGCCACGGGTGGATACGTCGGGGGGGGCGGAACAGGTCCAGCTGCAGCACCTTTCGGTGTCAGTGTATATGCCCCGGTGACGGTCGAGAATGCCTCCGGTGGCGCACAGCAGCAAAATGACGGAGACAGGCTGGGTAAGGCGTATCAGCAGGTGATTAACAAATCTGTCAACGATGGTATCGCCAGGGCAATCCAGCCCGGTGGGCTTATCTGGAATGCGACCAATCGCAGGTAACAGTTATGACGATAGAAACATTCTCCTGGGGTATTAAGGTCTCCAGCCAGCCCACAGAGGGAAGCAAAGACACCGTCAGGAAGGTCCAGTTCGGCGACGGGTACGCACAGGTGAGCGGCTCAGGTCTGAATGATGAAATTCGCACCTATGAATTTTCCTTCTCAGGGGATCCGACTACAGCGAATGAAATTCATGCCTTCCTTCGGCGGCATAAAGTGAAGTCGTTTATTTTCACTCCGCCTTTCGGCGATACCGCACTGTGGCGTGTCGAGGCTGACACGCTCAAAAAGGTGGTTAAAAACGTAAAAGTGATAACCGTAACCGCAACGTTTGAACAGGCATTTGCACCATGAGTCTTAATGCTGATTATCAAAAACTTGAGCCGGGCAATGAAGTCCGGCTTTTTTCTGTCGATGGTACAGCGTTCGGTATGTCAGATGTGCTCCGCTTCCACGCACACAATATCGCGCACACCCCGGAAGAGATTGAAGCCGCAGGCGGCGACGAGAATAAACTTCCGGCAAAGTCCATCTGGTGGCAGGGAGAGGAGTATAAAGCCTGGCCGTGTCAGGTGGAGGGTATTGAGGCGACCACTGACGGTACCAGCCCACAGCCAAAATTGACGGTGGCGAACCTGGACAGTTCGATCTCAGCGCTCTGTCTTGCGTATGACGATCTGCTGCAGGCGAAAGTGAGTATCCACGACACGCTGGCACAGTATCTGGACGCCAGAAATTTTCCGCAGGGCAACCCCACCGCCGACCCGTCACAGGAAAAGCTGAAGGTCTTTTATATCGACGCCAGAAGTACCGAGACGGATGAAGCTGTTGAATTTACGCTTTCCAGCCCGATGGATTTACAGGGCCAGATGATACCGACGCGGCAGCTGCATTCGCTATGTACCTGGTGCATCCGGAACAAGTACCGGACCGGCGACGGCTGCGACTATGCCGGAACGCGCTATTTCGACAAAAACAATAATCCGGTTGACGATCCCTCGCTGGATGTCTGCAACGGCACGCTGACGGCCTGCAAGCTCCGGCATGGAGACAGCAACGAGCTGCCGTTCGGTGGTTTCCCCGGTACATCTCTTATCAGGAGCTGATATGCGCCAGAAAACCATTGATGCCATCATGGCACACGCTGCAGCGGAATATCCGCGCGAGTGCTGCGGCGTGGTGGCACAGAAAAGCCGGGTTGAGCGCTATTTTCCCTGTCGTAATCTCGCAGCAGAGCCGACTGAACATTTTCACCTGTCCCCCGAAGATTACGCAGCGGCAGAAGACTGGGGGACGGTGGTGGCCATTGTTCACAGCCATCCTGACGCGACGACACAGGCCAGCGAGCTGGATAAGGCGCAGTGTGATGCAACGCTGCTGCCCTGGCATATTGTGAGCTGGCCAGAGGGGGACTTACGCACCATTCATCCGCGCGGGGAACTGCCATTGCTGGAGCGTCCGTTCGTCCTTGGCCACTTCGATTGCTGGGGCCTGGTAATGAGCTATTTCCGGCAGGCCCACGGTATCGAGCTCCACGATTACCGGGTGGATTATCCCTGGTGGGAAAAGGACTACCCGGACAATTTCTATCAGGAGTGCTGGTACGAGTGCGGATTCAGGGAGTTTGACGGACCGCCGCAGGAAGGCGATCTGGTCATCATGCAGGTGCAGGCCGATAAGTGGAATCATGCCGGGATATTGCTGGAGGGTAACATGCTGCTGCACCATCTTTACGGGCATCTGAGTCAGCGTGTTCCTTATGGCGGATACTGGCAGGAGCGCACGATGAAGATCGTTCGCTATAAAGATGTAATGGCAGGTGAAACATGCAGGAAGTAATGACCCGCATTGAGCTTGGCGGCGTGCTCGGAAAAACATTCGGTAAAGTTCACCACCGCCTGATTTCCCGCGTGAACGAGGCGAGTGTTGCGCTGGCAAAGACTGTTCCTGGCTTTGAGCAGTTTATGATCTCCAGCCAGCGCCGTGGTCTCACTTATTCCGTATTCAAAGGGAAAAAGAATATTGGTGTTGATGACCTTGGTTTCCCGGTTACCGGCGATGTTATCCGCATTGTCCCGGTGATTATCGGGAGCAAAAAAGCCGGCTTTCTCCAGACTATACTCGGGGCGGTTCTGGTTGCCGTAGGGGCGGTGCTTAACTTCACGCCCTGGGCTGCGGCATCACCATTCCTCTACAAATTTGGTGCTGCGGTCATACTGGGCGGCGTTGTTCAGATGCTTTCCCCTCAACCTGCGGGGCTGGCCAGCAAACAGAGCTCAGATAACCGCGCCTCATACGCGTTCGGCGGAGTCACAAACACCGCAGCGCAGGGCTATCCGGTACCGCTTCTTTATGGTCGCCGACGCATAGGCGGCGCAATTATTTCAGCCGGGATTTACGTTGAGGATCAACAATGAAGAAATACTTAAGATTGACCATTTCAGGCCTGCATCGCGTTGATGACGGAATCCTAATCGGCGGAAATGCGACAGTAATAGTAAACCGTGGCGGAGAGGTTATTTGTCGCGAGACATTTTCTGGCAAAGTTTCCGATAAATATTCAAAGCTATATGAAGTTGAAGATACCGGTATTCCAGTATCAGTAACGTCGTCCAGTGATTGTCAGTTTTTCAAAGCAGAAGCTGATTTTGTAAACCCATTTAGCGAAACAAATATCTGATTAATTTTCTCTTGCAATAAGCCACCTCAGGGTGGCTTTTTTTATGGGCGCAATATGGCTACATCTACTCCGATTAGAGGCCGCAAGGGCGGCAGCTCAAGTTCCCGCACCCCGACTGAACAACCAGACGACCTCCAGTCCGTAGCAAAGGCCAAAATTCTTGTTGCGCTGGGAGAGGGGGAATTTGCCGGGCAACTGACGGCGAAAGATATCTATCTCGACGGCACACCACTGGAGAATGCAGACGGTTCGCAAAACTTCAGCGGCGTGGCGTGGGAATTCCGCCCGGGGACGCAGGCACAAAAATACATTCAGGGCATCCCCGGTACCGAAAACGAAATCAGCGTGGGCACCGAAGTTTCAAGCACCACCGCCTGGACGCACACCTTTACCAACACGCAGCTGTCAGCCGTTCGCCTGCGCCTGAAATGGCCATCGCTTTTTAAACAGGAGAACGATGGCGATCTGGTTGGCTATTCAATTAACTACGCCATTGATCTGCAGACTGATGGTGGTACCTGGCAGACGGTACTTAATACCAGCGTAACAGGCAAGACAACTTCCGGCTACGAACGCAGCCATCGCATCGACTTACCACAGGCAGGCAGCACATGGACGGTGCGCCTGCGTAAGCTCACGGCGGATGCCAACAGCGCGAAAATTGGCGACACAATGACGCTGCAGAGCTACACAGAGGTTATCGACGCCAAACTGCGTTATCCAAATACCGCGCTGCTCTACATCGAATTTGACTCAAGCCAGTTTAACGGCTCTATCCCGCAAATAGCCTGCGAACCGCGAGGACGTGTAATCCGCGTTCCGGATACGTATGACCCGGAGACCCGCACCTATAGCGGCACATGGACGGGGGTGTTTAAGTGGGCGTGGACGGATAATCCGGCCTGGATTTTTTACGATCTGGTGGTGAGCGACCGCTTTGGGCTGGGCAATCGCCTGACGGCGGCCAATATTGATAAATGGACGCTTTACCAGGTCGCACAATATTGCGATCAGCCGGTTCCCGATGGTAAAGGCGGTAGCGGCACCGAGCCTCGTTATACCTGCAACGTGTACGTGCAGGAGAGGAATGACGCCTATACCGTGTTACGTGATTTTGCGGCGATATTCCGGGGCATGACGTACTGGGGTGGCGATCAAATCGTTGCGCTTGCGGATATGCCCCGCGATGTGGATTACAGCTACACGCGTGCAAACGTGGTTGATGGCCGCTTTACCTATTCGGGCAGCACCACCAAAACCCGATATACCACGGCACTGGTTTCCTGGTCCGATCCGGGTAATGCCTACGCAGACGCGATGGAGCCGGTTTTTGAACAGGATCTCGTCGCTCGCTTTGGTACAAACCAGCTCGAAATGACAGCCATTGGCTGCACCCGGCAGTCAGAGGCAAACCGGAAGGGGCGCTGGGGTATCCTGACCAATAACAAGGATCGCCTCGTGTCGTTCGATGTGGGTCTGGACGGCAAGATCCCACAGCCTGGCTATATCATCGCGGTTGCCGATGAGCTGCTTTCCGGCAAGGTGATGGGAGGGCGTATCAGCGCGGTTAACGGTCGCGTTATCACGCTTGATCGTGAGTCTGAAGCCGCTCCCGGAAGCCGCCTTATGGTTAACCTTCCGTCCGGCGCATCGCAGAGCAGAACGATACAAAGCGTAAACGGCAGGGCCGTCACCGTGACAACGGCATACAGCGAAACACCTGCAGTGGAATCGGTGTGGATTGTCGAGTCCGAGGAGCTTTATGCGCAGCAATATCGCGTTATCAGCGTCACGGATAATAATGACGGAACGTATTCGATTTCTGGTGCTTTGCACGATCCGGATAAATATGCGCGTATCGATACCGGTGCCATTATCGACCAGCGGCCAATAAGTGTTATTCCGCCAGGTAATCAGTCCCCGCCAGCCAACATCGTCATCAATTCATTCTCTGTGGTTCAGCAGAATGTGAACGTTCAGACCATGCGCGTCAGCTGGGACCAGGCGAAGAACGCCATCTCCTATGAAGCGCAATGGCGGCGCAACGACGGGAATTGGGTTAACGTGCCTCGCAGCTCCACCACGTCATTCGACGTTCCGGGGATTTACGCGGGACGATACCTGGTGCGCGTTCGTGCCATCAATGCCGCTGAAATTTCGTCCGGATGGGGCTATTCAGAAGAGAAAACGCTGACGGGCAAGGACGGAAATCCTCCGAAGCCGGTGGGTTTCATCGCGTCTGAAAACGTGGTATTCGGTATCGAGCTGAACTGGGGGTTCCCGGCGAACACCGACGATACGCTGAAGACGGAAATTCAGTACAGTCTGACGGGTACTGATGGCGATGCGATGTTGCTGGCTGATGTGCCATACCCGCAGCGTAAATATCAGCAGATGGGCCTTAAAGCGGGGCAGGTATTCTGGTACCGGGCGCAGCTGGTTGACCGAACCGGTAACGAGTCCGGTTATACCGGCTGGGTTCGTGGGCAGGCCAGTATCGATGTTTCCGATATCACTGATGTGATCCTGGAGGACATCAAAGGGTCTGAGACGTTCAAGGATCTGATTGAGAATGCCGTTGATACCAACGAAAAAATTGCTGGTATGGCTGAAGATATCCTGCAGGCGAATAATGAGCTCGAACAGCAGGCGCTGAAGATAGCCAAAAACGCCCAGGACATCGGGCAGGTTCAGACCGATGTGAAGGAACTGACAAGTAACGTTGGAGATGTGTCGTCATCTCTGTCTCAACTTGAGCAGACCGTAGCAACGGCAGATACCGCCCTTGGCCAGCGTATCGATAACATCAGCGTGTCCATGGATGGTATGGCAGGAGGCGTAAAAAACTCGGCTATCGCCATTATTCAGAACGGGCTGGCGCAGGTGGCCGCGCGTAAAACGTTGTCTGCATCGGTCGCAGGTAACAGCGCTCAGCTGGACCGTCTCGACGAAGTGATCGTCAGTGAGAAGGAAGCCACAGCACGTTCATTGCTGAGCCTGCAGACGGACGTTAACGGCAACAAGGCATCCATCAACAGCCTCAACCAGACGTTCTCCGATTATCAGCAGGCCACGGCCACGCAGATAAACGGCATTACGGCGACGGTGAACGGGCATACCTCCGCCATCACAACTAACGCTCAGGCGATAGCGAACGTAAACGGCGGCCTCAGCGCGATGTACAACATCAAGGTGGCTGTAGATGCCAACGGACGTCAGTATGCAGCCGGGATGGGCATAGGCGTGGAAAATACCCCTGGAGGTATGCAGTCACAGGTACTTTTCCTGGCGGATCGTTTTGCTGTGATGATGCAGGCAGGGTCTACGCCTACCATCGTATTCACAACGCAAAATGGTCAGTTAATCATCCGTGATGCCGTTATCGGTGAAGGGACCATCACACGCGCGAAACTGGCTGAAACGCTCAGTTCAGTTAACTACGTTCAGGGGCAGTCTGGTTTGTCCATAAACTTTAAGACAGGCACGTTTGAGAACTACGGTTCGACAGCAGGTGAAGGAGCCATGAAGCAAACCAATCAGACCATCAGCGTTAAGGACGCGAACAATGTGCTGAGGGTTCAGATAGGGAGAATTACAGGTATATGGTGAACAGAGGCCTCTTGTGGGGCCTCTTTTTTTCAGGAGATACGATGGCGGACTTCGGTGTTCAAACATGGGACGCATCAGGCAAGGTTAACAACTATGGAATTAAGCCAGTCAGCGTTTGCGGCTATCTGCAACTGGCCGTTAACCAGAAAACAGGCTCTTATTCCGTTGCCCTTCCACCGGGTTGCAAACTGACCTACTTTCAGGTCATGAACGATGATAAGTGGGGAACGGGAAGAAGGAAGATCACCATCTCAGGTGGCACTGCAACGGTTTCCTCAGTGGGGGATGCCGACTACTCAGCAGGGACTGAACCCGCTGTTGCAGCTTTTCTCATTTTCCAGATCGAGAGGGCATAAATGGCGCAGTACGGCGGTTTACTGACGACGACGAGCGGTGAAGTGTGGGTTACCGCCAACAGCTCGCCAATTGCATTACAGGCGCGAAAGACAGCGGCACTGCAGGGAACATCGGGTTTCAATACCAAGGTGACGCACACCTTTCCCTCAGGTCAGCCCGTTGTGGCCTTCGTTCATTGCACGGTTGAGGTGGAAATCACTCAGACGGTAAGCGGAAACACCATCACGATTGATTTTCTCAGACCGAATGCAACCGGCACAGCGTACGTTTATTTTTTCACAATTTTCCCCCAGACAAAGCCAGATTACGGGATGGCCGTGTGGGATGCATCGGGGACCCTGATTTTGACCCACGAGACGCGCACGCTCGGCGATGTCGTTACCATAGGCACTGCCGGAGTGGATGCAAGCTCAGGCTACAACATCAACACAACCTTGGCGGGGAAATGGGCCTGCATGCCCGTCATGCTCGGCCTGATTACCGGGGTTATATCAGCCGGTGGCCAGCCGCAGCCCTACGCTGCAATTTACAAGAGCATGGCAAAACTCGAGGGAAGCAACACGCGGATATTTGCCAGACCTCAGACAACCCCCTCCGGAGGGCTGCAAAACGTCGCGTACTCAAACATGAGAAACGTCATCATGGCCATCAACTGCGCCAACTATGATTGATCGTTTTCAACGATCAATTTTGAATAATTGATCTACCAAATCAATTATATCCCGTTGATTCATATTGTTATTGTGTAACCTTGTGAATGCCCTGGGATATAACCACTATGAAAAACATGATTCTTTGCCTGGCGGTGGCGGTTTTGCTCTCCGGTTGCGCTGGCGTTATTGAGAAGCAGCAACCTGTGTGTTCTGGTACCGCCCTTATCGGCGGGCAGGAAAACAGTGTCCAGATTTACGGAGTGCGTAAACAAAACAATCAGACCCAGTACCGCGCCGGTTATCCCTTTAACTGGACCTGGGTGAGTGCCAACACGTTCACCAGCACCACCTGCCAATAACTCATTCTGTTTCAAAACAAACCTCGCCCCGGCGGGGTTTTTTATTGCCTGGAGAAAATATGCTTTATAACACTGGCACCATAGCCATTAACGGAAATACAGCAACCGGCACCGGAACGAACTGGACGGCACCCGCCAGCCAGGTTCGCGCTGGCCAGACAATTATCGTTATGTCCAACCCGGTGCAGATGTTTCAGATTTCATCCGTGAACAGCGCCACGTCAATGACGGTAACGCCTGCTGCATCACCGGCGCTGAGCGGCCAGAAGTACGGCATTCTGGTATCAGACAATATCTCGGTCGATGGGCTGGCGCAGGCCATGTCTCAGCTCATTAAAGAGTATGACGAGAATATTGGCGCATGGGAGACGTTCGCTACTACCTCAGCAAACCAGAGCATAACGGTAACCATTAACGGCACCCCCGTGACTATCCCCGGCATCGGTAAGCTGGCGCAGAAAGGGCCCAACGGTGCTCTCCCGATTGACCAGGGCGGGACCGGTGCAACGAACGCTGCAGACGTTCGCACAAACCTCGGTTTAGGAAGTAGTGCGACAAAGGACGTCGGAACTGCGGCAGGGAATGTTATGCAGGTGGGAGCTTTTGGGGTTGGTGCTGTTCTCCAAAATAAGCCCACAGATGCCAGTTCATCCTTCATCAGTGATGCTGATGGCAATACTCTGTGGGCTCCTGCGAATGGCTGTGGTTTCCAGAGTTCCTACACCGGCCAGCGAATTGCGCAGCTGTGGATTACTTCCGGCAGTGCGGTATTCAGCCGTTTTCTAACAACTACTGACCCTCAAACACCAAAATCGTCAGTGCCGTGGGCGCAGTTGCAGTCTGCTGGCACATCAGACATTAATTTTAAGCAAGTGACTGGCGAGCTGGATTTAAACGAATCGCTGTCAAACATCGAGGCAATGGATTTTAAGACCTTCTACTACCTTGCTGATGAAGATAAAGCCATTCGCCGCGGCGTTATTGCTCAGGAGCTGGAAAAGATAGATCCGCAATATGTTCACTCGGCTGAGGAGTCTGGGAAAATGACACTCGACCTCAATCCTCTGGTGCTCGATGCGCTGGCGGCAATCAAAGCCCTGGCTATCCGCGTCAGCGCATTAGAGGAAGAGATCAATGTCGCGGCTCCTGGCTCATCCGCTGGTTAAACAGGGAATCGTCAGGCATATCCAGGCGAACATCGATCCAGCTGTTCGCCGGCACGTCCATCGGTTCACCTTTGGTTTTAATGATCTCACCTTCACCGCTCAGGATGTATTTTTGCTTGAAAAGACGGATTGTCAGGCCTCCGCTTTCCGTCTGCTCAGCTTCAACCACGCCAAGTTCTCCCATGCCACCAGGGTCCATCGGTGGCAGTAGCTGCCATCCCTCTGAAGCCAGTCCTGCTGAACCTGTCAGCAGGTAAACGCCCGCCTCGAGGCGAGAAAGGGTTATGCCCTCCGCCTCTGCGTTTGCTGTCCCACAGCCGCACCAGGAGAAACCATCTTCGGCTACGTCAGCGCGCTGGCATGCATCCCGACTCGTCACTATGCGGGCAACTGGTGAGGCCGCTTTTAGCGTGCCGTCGCTCGCCTTAGTGGTGTTCCCCGTTGTGTAGGCTTCCTGATACAGCCACCCTGTAGGTGTTCGGTAACTGAAGAAAGTCCGCCCTAACGTGTAGATTTGATGAATGCGAGTTGGTCTACCTCCGCGAGCTATTACGATTGAGGTAATGCTCTGACTTCCTGAGACCCCCATGTAGCTGGCGTCCTCTACTGACCATATAAACGATGAGGGGTAGGACTCGCTCATAGTATTAAGTGGAACTGATTCAGTAATTTCACGCCCCAGACCAAAAGCCCCCACAGTTAGAACTTTCTTTTGACCGGAATCCCCCCAGGAACTTTGAGCATCCAATAAAGCGCTACTTCCTAAACCGACGTTTTATAGATTGCCCTAGACCAGCCTTGCCGATAACTTCATCTGATTTTTTTGCAGAATTTATTGGGTGAAAAACATGCAAATTGGCTATGTAAGGGTGTCAACAAATGACCAAAATACGGATCTTCAGCGACAGGCACTCGAACGCGCAGGATGTGAGCAAATTTTCGAAGAAAAAATGAGCGGAACAGTGGCTAACCGGCCAGCGCTGAAAAAGCTTCTTAAGACGCTGAAAGAGGGAGACACGCTGGTGGTGTGGAAGCTTGATCGCCTAGGGCGAAGCATGCGGAACCTGGTACTGCTGGTCGACGAACTACGGCAGCGCGGCATCCACTTCAAAAGTCTTACGGACAGCATCGACACTTCCAGCCCTATGGGGCGTTTCATTTTCCACATCATGTCTGCCCTGGCCGAGATGGAGAGGGAGTTGATAGTGGAGCGCACTCGCGCTGGCTTAGCAGCAGCTCGTGAGAAAGGGCGAATCGGCGGCAGGCGTCCGAAACTTACCCAGGAACAATGGGACCAGGCGGGTCGACTGATTGCTAACGGCGTAGACAGAAAGCAAGTAGCGATTATTTACGACGTTGCGGTGTGCACCTTGTATAAGAAATTTCCGGCGCGGTAGGGGCAGAGGAAAAAATATTGAACATTTAATACAGTTTTCGTAATAAAGTATTGAAAGAATGTAATAAAGTTGTTGAAATTTTGGTGAGCGGTTGGGGTGAGCATTGGGGGTATTCATGGCAAAAACAGATTCTATTACACCAGAAGAGTTCAGGGCTATTCACGTTGAATTGTCTAAAATCTCATCAACTTGGGCAGACTTATGGTTAACATTGTTTTCTCTCCGTGCTGAAGGCAGCAGGGTGATTACTATTAGATATTCCGATATCGAAGATGACATGCTGCACTTGGCTGGAACTCCAAAATTTGAGCCACGAACAATTAGATTAAATTTATTGCTTTCTAAGTTAATTGCGTGCAGAAAGGATTGCAATTCTTCTGATATTTATGTTTTCCAGAGTAGATCAAATCGAGTTAAAGGATTAGCTAGGCCTGTGACTGTAATAGCAATGAATAATGCCTTAAAACAAGCATCCAAATATGTAACAAGGAAAAACATCACCATGAAAAGTGCTTTAAGGGTAATCGTAAGGAACTAGTTGGACGGGGGTTCATACACAACATACCCACCTGTGTATGGAAGATTAGGACGATGGTCTATGATCACGTCCTTTATCAAGTCATTATTCTCCCTGATGATTGTCGATTTACTACTCGATTGGATATAAAATATGTACTTGCATAAATCTTGGGAGGGATTTTAAGTAAGTGAAATGAGAACCTGATCAGAATAAATCAAACCGAGCATTGAGTAGAGTAAATAATAAAGCAGCGCATGCAAGATTTAAGAGTATAACAAAACGGGCGGAAACATTCACTGAACAAATCTCCTGATCATGTATTAGACAAAGAATGACTGTAATGTAAAACCATCTTACACACACCTACTAAAAAAGACAGATGAACCAAGGTGGCATCCGATGAGATAGTGACCTGCTCCCCGTTGATTAGTACACCCCGATGTTAGTAATGTCTTCATA